GGCGTTCTACTACACCAAGCGATGGAAGAAAGAGCGAGCCGCTTTCTTGCGATTGCACCCGCTGTGCTCTCACTGCTCGACTGACCAGCGGCCAGTGCCAGCGGTCGAGGTTGATCACGTCAAGCCGCACAAGGGCAGCGCCACGCTGTTCTGGAATTGGTCGAACTGGCAGGCGCTGTGCACGTCGTGCCACTCACGCAAGACGAATCGCGATCTGCGCCTAGAGCGCGAGGAAGCGATGCACGGCGGTGCTGAACCATCGGCCGCTGATCGTGCGCTGTGGGGCGCTGTGGCGGGTCAGCATGTCTACGGCTGCAAAAACCCGCTAGGCGGCGCGCAGCCACAAGATGAGGCGACACCATGACCCCATGCAGACGACGCCGCACGGGGCGCTGTGGCACGGCGCAGGCACACGATCAGCGACGGGGGGGGTGTCGAAACTTCAACGGTCTCGATCACAACATCGGAGTCGGCGTCGTTTGCGGCCGCTCGCGTAAGTCGACGGTTTTTGTGAGAATGAGTAATGGCTAGGACAGGACGACCTCCCAAACCGACGTTGCTCAAGCTCGTGACCGGCAACCCCGGCAAGCGCGACATCAAACCCGAGCCGGTGCCGTCGAGCGACTTCACGCTTGAGCACCGCGACGCGAAGCGTCTCACGCAGCGCCAGCGCGAACTGCTTGCCGACCTCGTGCGCGACATGCCGCCCTCGCTCTACAAGTCAGTCGACGCGGGCGCGCTCATCCTCTACGCGCATTCCTACGAACGATTCCTCGACTGCATCGCGCGAATCGATTCCAGCAACCTTCTCGTGAAGGCCGACAACGGCTTCACGTACAAATTCAACCCGTTCATCAAGCTCAGTCGGTACTTTGCCGACGACATGTTGCGCGCGGCATCCGAACTCGGCTGCACGCCGTCTGCTCGCGCCCGTCTCGGCGCGGCGCAGAAGGGCAAGAACGAGGACGAGGACGATCCCTTCGCGCGCCTCGCTGGCGATCTGTGAAGCGCGCTCCGGGCTACTACGTGGCTGCGGCCACAAAGTACGCAAAAGACGTAGTTGCAGGCACCATCCCCGCGTCAGAGTTCGCGCGGGCGGCGTGCGCAAGACAACTGCGCGACCTCAAGACATTCAAATCGAAGAAAGCAAAGTACCAGTTCAACGTCGACCTGGCCGAACGACCCTGCATATTCCTCGAAGGGCTGCGGCACATTAAAGGGCCGCTCGCGAAGCTCGAACAGCGCATCACGCTTGAGCCGTGGCAGTGCTTCATCATCACCACGGTCTACGGATGGGTGACGAAGACGGGGCGCAGGCGGTTCCGTCGCGCGTACACGGAAGTGCCTCGCGGCAACGCGAAGTCGACGCTCTCCGCTGGCCTCGGCCTCTACATGATGTGCGCGGACGGCGAGGCGGGCGCCGAGGTCTACAGCGCCGCCACGACGCGCGATCAGGCGGGCATCGTGTTCGGGGATGCGAAGGCGATGGCGCGAAAGGCGCGCACGCTGCGCGAGCGGTTCGGCGTCGAAGTCCTCGCCCACGCCATCGTCCAACCTCGCACCACGTCGATCTTCAAGGCGCTGAGCGCCGAAGGGCAAACGCTCGACGGCCTCAACGTGCACCTAGGCTGCATCGATGAGTTGCACGCACACAAGACGCGGGAAGTGTATGACGTGATCGAGACGGGCACGGGCAAGCGCGACAACTCGTTGCTCTGGACGATCACGACGGCGGGTATCAATCGCGCGGGGATCTGCTACGAAGTCCGCGCCTACGTGCGCAAGGTGCTGGCCGGGGCGGTCGAGGACGACTCGCAGTTCGGCATGATCTACAGCATCGACGACGACGACGACTGGACTAGCGAGGAAGCGTTGCGCAAGGCGAACCCGAATTGGGGCGTCTCGGTCATGCCGGAAGTGGTGAAGGCGTTGCAGCAGAAGGCGATGCAACTGCCCGCCGCCGCGTCGAACTTCAAGACCAAGCACCTCGACGTGTGGGTGGGCGCGGCGAACGCGTGGATGGACATGAGGAAGTGGGATGCGTGCGCGGACCCGACGCTGACCGACGACTCTTTCGAGGGCGAGGACTGCATCACCGCGCTCGACCTCGCTTCCAAGATCGACTTCGCTTCTTCCGTGAAGTTGTTCTGGAAAGGCGACACGATCTACGTGTTCGATCGTCACTACTTGCCAGAAGCCGCAATCACGCGCTCCGACAACTCGCAACTCATGGGGTGGGCCGAGCAGGAGTATGTGAAGACGACTCCGGGCGAAGAAACGCACTTCGAGCGGATCGAGGACGACGTGCGCGGCGACGCGGCGCGATTCAGGATGCTCGAATGCGCCTATGACCCGTGGCAGGCGTCATACTTGGCGCAGCGACTCCGCGACGAAGGGCTGAATATGGTCGAGCATCGGCAGATCGTCGCCACGATGTCGGAGCCGATGAAGCACTTGCAGGCGCTGGTCTACGCGGGCAAGCTGCGCCACAATGGCAACCCGGTCATGGCGTGGATGATGTCCAACGTCGTCGCTGTGCTGGACGCGAAGGACAACATCTACCCGCGCAAGGAGCGGCCAGAGAACAAGATCGACGGAGCGGTTGCGTTGATCATGGCAATCGGGCGCATGATCGCGGCGCGCGAGAGTGAGCCGGAACCCCAAATCGTGAGGCTTGCATGACGCAAACGACCAAGTGGTATGACGCGGACAAGGTGAAGCAGCCCGGTTCGGTGATCCTCACCAACTGGCGACGCGAGCGAGAGCAGGCGCGATCGAGTCGGTCGACGGTTCAGAACTTCCAGAACGGGTCGCTCTCCATGAGCGAGTTCGCCAACTGGATCTTCGGCGAGACGAGGCGCGGCAGCACGCACGTCAGCGAGTACACCGCCATGTGTATCTCGACCGTCTACGCGTGCGTCGCGCTGATTGGCGGCTCGATCGCCTCGATGCCGCTCAACATGTTCCGTCGCGTCGGCGCCGATGATGACGACGACCGCAAGCGCATCAAGCCCGACGAGTGGTGGATGCTCAACGAGTCGTTCTATCCGTGCTGGCCCGCCGCCGCCGCGTGGGAATACATCGCGTGGTCGAAAGTGCTGCTCGGTGACGCCTTCGTTCGCATGCACCGCGCGTCGCGCATGTCGAACCGCATTGTTGGATTTGAGCCACTTCATCCGAACACCGTACAAGTCGCACGGGTGGGCGACGAGTTGTACTACAAGGTCGCCGCGCAGCCGTCGCAGAGCAAAGGCAGCGTGAGTCTCGTCGAAGTCGGGCAGGAAGACATGCTTCACGTGCCCGGCCCCGGCTTCAACGGCCTGCGCGGGATGTCGCAGATCAGCAGCGTGCTCGCGGGCGCTGGCGGCATCGCATTGGGCGCGGGCGATCACACGCGAGCGTTCTTCGAGAACTCCGCGCGTCCCGACTTCGTGCTGCAGACGGACGGGGAGTTGAAGCAGGACAAGATCGACCAGTTGCGAGCGCAGTGGAACGACCTGTTCCAAGGCGCGACGCGTTCGTGGAAGCCCGCAGTGTTGGCGGGTGGCCTCAAGGTGCAGCCCATCACGATGAACGCGCACGACGCGCAACTGCTCGAAACTCGCAAGTTTCAGGTCGAGGACATCTGCCGCATCTTCGGCGTCCCGCCTCACATGGTCGGGCACACGGAGAAGACGACAAGTTGGGGCAGCGGTGTCGAAGCGATGGGCATCGGCTTTGTGAAGTACACCCTGCAGCGGCACCTCGTCGCGTTCGAGCAAGAGATCAATCGCAAGGTGTTCCGCAACGCCTCGCGCTTCTGCGAGTTCGCGACCGTTGGGCTGGAGCGCGGCGACACCAAGACGCGGTACGATGCTTACCGCACGGCGCTCGGTCGCGCTGGCGAGAAGGCTTGGATGACCGTCAACGAAGTGCGGAAGGCCGAGAATATGTCGCCTGTTGACGGCGGCGATGAATTGGAGAATCCTTCCGACCCAAACGAACCGGCGAATGATCCAGCCGAAGGGACGAACGGTGCTCAGCCGACTGATCCGACTCCTGATTGACAACCGCGCAGTGCAATTCGAGGGGCGCGGCCTTCGCATCGATGCAAAGGCGGGCGCCGACCCGACCGTCTACATCTACGACGTGATCGTGGCGACCGACGCCGAGACCGAGTTTTGGGGTGGCGTCTCGGCCGAGTCGTTCGTGAAAGAAGTTCGCGCGCTCGACGCCAAGACAATTCACGTTCGCATCAACTCACCGGGCGGCGACGTGTTCGCTGCTCGCGCCATGCAGGCGGCGCTGCGCGACAGCGGCGCGAAGATCGTGGCGCACGTCGACGGCATCGCCGCGAGCGCGGCATCGTTCATCGCAGTGCAGGCGGACGAGACGGTGATGGGCGAAGGCTCAATGATGATGCTGCACAAGTCGTGGGCGATGCAGATGGGCAACGCGGACGACATGCGGCATACCGCCGACATCCTCGACAAGAACGACACGCTGCTCGCGCAGACCTACGCGCGTGCGAGCGGCATGGACGAGGCGGACGTGATGCAACTGCTCGCTGCCGAGACGTGGCTGACGCCCGACGAGGCGCTGGCGAAGGGCTTCGCGGACAGCATCGACAATGGAACGAAGGTCGAGAATCATTGGAAGATCGACGCTCTGCGCTCGAAGTCTGCGGACGACTCGACGCAGGGAGCCGGGGCGGCGGTCGGGTTTCATACGCCCGACTCTGCGGGTTCGACTCCCGCCCCTGCAACCAAACCGGAAGACAGTGCGCGACACGATCGCCAGTATTGGGCGCGTGCGCTGAGTTCCACCAAGTTCGGCACAAGCGGCGCTTCCGCCAATCTCGCCGAGGTCGCCCGTTGAGCGGGCTTTTTCACATAGGAGTGAGAGCATGAAAGCACTGATTGAACTGCGGGAGCGTCGCACGGCGAAGATGGTCGAAGCGCGCAAACTGCTCGACGAGAACACGGGCGCGAAGTGGACGAAGCAAGTCGAGGAACAGGTCGACGCGCTGTACAACGAAATCAGCGCGCTCGAAGGCCAGATCACGCGGCACGAGGAAATGCGTCGCCGTGAGGCCGAGGACGCCGAGTTCGCTGGCTCCGCTGCCTCGTTCGAGGGCGTGGCGAACGCCGCGATGGGCAAGAACAGCGGTCAGGGCAACGCTGCCGCGAAGCTGTTCGACAAGTGGGTGCGCGGCGGGTGGGAAGGGCTGTCGAATGAGGACATCCTGAAAATCCGCGCGACGATGAGCACCACGACCGGCTCGGAAGGCGGTTTCACCGTGCCATCGGAAATTTCGTCGCAACTCGTCGACTCGATGAAAGCTTACGGCGCCATGTGGGCGCTGGCCGAAGTGATTCGCACCGGCGACGGCCGCCCGCTGTCCTTCCCGACTTCCGATGGCACGTCGGAAACGGGCGAGTGGATCGCGCAGAACGTGACCGCCACCGCCGCCGATCCGACGTTCGGCACCAAGGCTCTGAACGTGTTCAAGGCGTCGAGCAAGATCGTGGCCGCGCCGTTCGAGTTGCTGCAAGACTCGACCATCGACATGGAGGCATTCATCCGTGCGCGTCTCGCCACGCGTCTCGGTCGCCTCGGCTCGACCGCCTTCACGGTTGGCACGGGCACGACGCAGCCGGACGGCGTGGTGCCACAAGCCACGTCGGGGAAGGTCGGCACGACCGGCCAAACGCTCACCATCATCTTCGACGACATCGTGGACTTGATCCACTCCGTCGATCCGGCGTACCGCAAGCCGGGCTGCGCCTTCATGGCGGGCGACAACCTCGTGAAGGTGATCCGCAAGCTCAAGGACACCGCGAACCGTCCGATCTGGGCGCCGTCGTTCGAGGCGGGCATCACGCGCGGCGCGAACCCGGCTTCGCACGGTGGCTACTCGGGGCAAGACGCGGCGGTGCCGTTCGACACGCTGCTCGGCTACCCGCTCTACATCAACAACGACATGGCCTCGCCCGCCGCCAACGCGAAATCGCTGCTGTTCGGCGACTTCTCGTACTACAAAATTCGCGTGGCGATGGACGTCAACATGTTCCGCTTCACGGACAGCGCGTACACGAAGCTCGGCCAAGTCGGCTTCCTCGCGTGGGCGCGCATGGGCGGGAACCTGCTCGACACGGCCGCCGTGAAGTTCTACGCGCACAGCGCCACGTAATCGCTTCCTTCGCTCGGTGGGGCGTCACAGCAGTCCACCGCTTCGCCGGGGCTTCGGCCCCGGTTTTTACATCAACGACCGAAAGGCATAGACATGGGACGCAGCAAGGCAGCAGCAGCAGCAGCAGCAGAGGGCGATGTCAGCGCACGAGTGCTAGTCGCGTATGACTTCGACGGCGTGATGGTGCAGCCGAACGACGTGGTGCAGTGCTCTCCGGAGTTCGCGGCAGCGCACGCAGGCGTGCTCGACGCGACGCCGGAAGCGGTCGAGTACGCGCTGAGCGAGGACGGTGGCGGCAAGCGCGTCGACCTCACCAAGACCGTCGAGCCCGACGAGCAGTAATCACACGAGAACAGGAGCAGACCGTATGGACACCGCAGTCGTTGAAGTGGGAGTCGAGGGCTACGCGCCCATCGTAACAGTGCAATCGATCGATCCGGAGCGCGGCAAGTACGAGCGCATGTGGAAGTGCGACGAGTATCGCGTCGTCGCTCCGGGCGAGAACGCGGCGATGCTGTTCCTGTCGCTGGCGAAACCATCGGCCGCCTCCACCATCATCGACTTCGGCTGCGGCACTGGTCGTGGCGCGCTGCGCATCGCGCGGCTCTCGGGCGCACGCGTCACGATGCTTGACTTCGCATCGAACTGCCTCGATCAAGAAGTGCGAGACGCGGGTCTGCCGTTCGTGCGGCACGATCTGCGGGAGCCGACAAAGCTGCGTGCGCGCTACGGCTACTGCACCGACGTGATGGAGCACATCGAACCGGAACACGTCGACTCGGTGCTGCAAAACGTGCTGCAAGCGGCGCAGTTCGTGTTCTTCCAGATCAGCACGACTGACGACGCGCTCGGCGCATTGATCGGCGAACCGCTGCACTTGTCCGTCCACGACTCGACGTGGTGGGCGAAAAAGTTCGCCGACTTCGGCTGTCTCGTGCAGTACGCTGCCGTTGGCGATGGCGTCTGCATGTTCTACGTGACCGCGTGGGCAACAGGGCAGGACGTGGCCGACGTAGGCGTGCTCAACGTCGACGTGGAGACGGTGCGGAAACAAGTCGAGACGAACGTGCGCGCGGGCTGGATGCAAGTCGCGCCGCACTTGGAGCAGGACACGGAAGTGATCATCGCGGGCGGCGGGCCGTCGCTGCGCGACAGCCTCGACGACATCAAGCGCCTGCGCGAAGCGGGCGCGAAGCTCATCACGCTGAATGGCGCCTACAACTGGTGCCTCGCGCAAGGGCTGAAAGTGTCCGGCACCATCGTAGTCGATGCGCGCGAGTTCAATGCGCGCTTCACCCATCCGATCGTCGATGACACGAAGTACTTCGTCGCGTCGCAATGCCACCCGAGCGTGCTCGAAGGCTTGCCTGACGACCGCACGTATCTCTGGCACACGACCGCCGAGACGATCCGCGACGTGCTCGACTCGAACCTCACCTACTGGTGGGGCGTGCCGGGTGGTTCGACCGTGCTGCTGCGCGCGATCCCTTTGCTTCGGATGCTCGGGTACAAGCGATTCCACCTGTTCGGTTGCGACTCGTGCCTGTCCGACAAGCAAGCGCACGCGTTCGAGCAGCCCGAGAACGACGGCGACATCGTGATCGAATGCGCGGTCGGTGATCGGATGTTCAAGGCGACCCCGTGGATGGTGTCGCAAGCGCAGGAGTTCATGGACTTGATCCGCTTTCTCGGCGACGAGATCGAGTTGGAAGTCTATGGCGATGGCATGATCGCTCACATTCTCCGCACCGGCGCGGAGCTTTCGGAAAGGGAGTAGGACATGGCTGCAGGTCCGTGGAAGGTTTACGCCAAAGCGAAGAAGTATTTCGGTAACGGCACAATCACGCTCGGCGCGGGCGTGTTCAAGATGCAACTGCACCGCGCGTCGGCGTCGGCGGCGATCCTCGCTCTGTCGACCCGCTCGACCGCCGCATCGATCCCCGGCGAGATCAGCGCCACGGGCGGCTACGTCGCGGGCGGGCGCAACCTTCCGCCAGCGACCGCGAAGTGGACGGTCGGAGCGAGCGCGCGGCAGATGCGGTTCAGTTACACCGCGTCGGGCCTGATCTTCACCGCGTCGGGCGCGGCGCTGAATAACATCAAGTACGCACTGATCAAGAACTCGGTCGGCAAGCTGCTGTGCTACTGCACGCTGTCCACCGCCGCGTTCACCGTCACGACGAACAACACGCTGACGGTCGCGCCGAACGCGTCCGGCGTGTTTACGTTGGTCTGATGCGCGCCGCCATCATGCTGCGGCTGGCCTTCGCGCTGGCTTCGCTGCCGATGGCGGACGCGCTCGCTGCACCGCCGCCGTGCTGGCCAAACGTCACGCTGCCGATCAGCGTCGAGATGGCCCGCTCGCCAACGACCGTCGAGTACGGCGACGTGGTGTACTCCGCGTCGCAGATCGGCGTGGTGTGGGGCTACTCGTGCAAGGCGAGCGACGGCCTGTACTACAAGGTGATCGCGGCGGGCGCGTGGGATGTCATGCCGCGCGACTGGCTCTACATCGCCGACACGCTGCTGCGCGGCACGGACGCGGATCGAGCGGCGGCGTGGAACAAGTACGTGACGGCGGCGCAGTGGGATGCGCGACTCAAGTCGGACCTCGACATGGTGTGGGCGCAGTTGCCGGGGCCGCCGCCGACGCCGCCAGTCAGTGTGTGGCGCGTGCTCGCCGACCCGTTTCGGTCTGACAAGAAGCGGTTGATCTACACCGTCGTCGGTGGCAAGCGCGGCCCCGCGACCAGCCCGCCGCAGTACATCGATGCGGGCGCTCCATGCGATCCGATCACGACAATTACTGAGTTCGGGTCTACCATCTTCATGTCCGTGCTCGGCAATCCTGCGCTGATCGCGCGATGCGTGAAGCAATGAAGATTTCCATCACCCTCACCATGGAGTTCGATGCTATGACCGAACAACAAGCCGTTTCCACCCTTGCCGCGAAGATCGCGGAGCAGGGCACCGTAGTCGAAAGCGTGATCGCCGGACTCACGTCCGCAATCAAGAACGCGAAGGACGTGTCGCCCGAAATCCTCGCGCTCGTGACGGAAGTCGAGGCGCAAACCGCCGCGCTCGCCGATGCGGTCGTCGTCAACACGCCGACACCCGACGCGCAACCGATGCCGGGTGGTGGCCCCACCGTCTGATCGTGTCAGCGTCGCGGAAAGCCCGTGGGCTTTCCACGGCGGAATCGCTCAAGCGAGCGCGAGCCGCGCGATTCCGGGCATCGATGATGCGCGACCTCTCGTTCGCTCTGAGCGATGACATGATGATCAACAACGCAACGCTGCTCGTATTCACGAAGGGGCAGATGCGTGGACTGCGAGCAACGATAAAGCGACTCCGGCTGTGCGAGCAGCTTCACGCCTCACCCACAAAGGCATAGGGCATGGCACGCACGGACGTTAGCCGAGGC